TGCCGCCAGAGCAAAACTCCATGGAGTTAATCAACCTCGTTTTAGGTTATATGGGTGGTTTGGTGAGCGCGATTATTTCTTTTTATTTTGGAGCCAGTGCGAGTAGCAGTAAAAAAGAGGAAGAGTGATGCCTAACCAAAACATAGACCTAGCGACTTTTTTGGGTAACAACCCTTATTATGACGCTAATGCGGTAGCACAAATAACCGCCCAGACTGCTGCCCCCGTTGCGCAAACCACTGTTCCTTACTTTGAGAACTACGAGCCTGCTTACCTGACCGACGGCCAGATCAATGCTATGCGTAATGGCAACCCCACTAACATAGACACTCCCTCCGTTAGAGGGCTAGACCAAGAAAGATTTAGGGCCGCACCGGTGCAGAGCATAGACCTCGCTGCTTTTTTGGGTAACAACCCTGCGTACAACCAAACTCCCGCTGCCGCACAGCCACCGGCAACAGATCCCAGAGGGATACGTAACCCGAAGTACGAAGGACAAATGTTTTTGCCGGAAGAGATCCCAGAAGACCTGTATTTACCAATTACCCCTGCCCCACCTAGTGTAACGCTAGGACCAATGCCTGCTTATCAAAACCCGTATGTAGGTATAGCTGGCTTACTTAACAGGTAATAATTATGGATAAAGTAGTAGAGATTCTTCGTCGCCACGAGGGAGTACGTTCACACGCCTACAAATGTTCTGCAGGGTATTTGACTATCGGTGTTGGGCGCAACATAGACCAAGATGGTGGGTTAGGTCTCTCCGACGACGAAGTAGACTATTTGCTCAGCAACGACATAGATAGGTGCGTTAAAGAACTTGGTTCAAATTTTGATTGGTTTAGTGGTCTTGATGAAGTACGCAGGGACGCAATGATAAACCTTGCTTTTAATTTAGGGATGCCGCGTTTGATGAAGTTTGAGAAAGCATTGTTTGCGATGTCAAACTCAGATTGGGAAACTGCATCTAAGGAGTTCTTAGATTCTCGCTGGGCAGAGCAAGTGGGGTCAAGAGCTACCGAAGTAGCCCAAATGATCAAAACAGGTGAATATATCTAATGTCAGACCTTTACATTTATGAAAAAATGTTAAAGAATGTTCGCGAACGACAAAGTATGATACAGGAAGCAATTTGTTATGGTCCTGTCTCAGATTTTGTCGCATACAAGGAACTCAGAGCTAGACTCGGTGAGCTTGCAACAACTGAACAGGATCTAAAAGACCTGCTGAAAAAGGTATCTAAAGAAGATGAGTGATTCATTATTTGTACCAGAGCATATAGCTAGAGAAAGAGCCAACAAAAAAGCACCACCCCCACCACCAGAAGATAACGGTTTATTAGCAGAAGCCTATGTAGATGCTAATGAGGTTGTTTTAGACCCAACTAAAATCCCAGAAAGTGCGATGGAAAGATTGCCTACCCCAACAGGTTGGCGTGTTTTGATATTGCCTTATCAGGGTAAAAAGAAAACAGATGGTGGGATCATTTTAACCAGTGAGTTTCAAGAAAAAGAACGTGTTGCCACAGTTTGTGGATATGTTCTCAAAGTCGGACCTCTGGCATACAAAGATTTAGATAAGTTTGGAGATGACATAGAGCCTTGGTGTAAAGAAGGCGACTGGGTTATTTTCGGGCGGTATGCTGGTAGCCGTTTCAAGATAGAGGGTGGCGAAGTGAGAATTCTTAATGATGATGAGATCATTGCTCGCATTAGTAGCCCTGATGATATCCTGCACCTGTAACATGGGGAGTAACCATGCCTAAAGAAGCCCTGAAAGAAGAAGTTGAAAACGATGAAGATGAATCCATCTCTGTCGAAGTAGAAGATGATTCTACAGAAGAAGTACAAGAAGTACAAGAAGAACATCAAGCTAAATCAGAGGAAGATGAGCTAGAACAGTATAGTGATGGCGTTAAAAAGCGTATTAGTAAACTAACCGCAAAAATGCGGGAAGCAGAAAGACGTGAACAAGCGGCATTGGAATATGCTCAAGCTGTAAAAAAGCAACTTGAAGAATCTAATCAGCAACGCACATCTTTAGATGCTTCTTACGTCACAGAGTTTGAAAACCGTGTAAATACGGAAGAACAACTCCTGAAGCAAGAGTTAAAAAGAGCGTATGATCGTGGTGATACAGATGCACAATTTGAAGTGCAAAAACGTCTCGCGGCATTAGCTGGTCAGCAAGAAAGACTTCAGTATGTTAAACAAGAGCAAGAGCGTAGAAAAACCCAACCACAACAACAGGTTCAAGTCCCACAAGCGCAACAGCCTAAAGCTACTAAGCCAGATGCTAAAGCAGAGGCTTGGGCAGAGCGAAATGAGTGGTTTGGTGCTGATGAGCCAATGACTCTTACTGCGCTTTATCTACATAAGCAGTTAACTGAGCAAGAAGGGTATGATCCTACAAGCGATGAGTATTATGCAGAAGTAGATAGGCGGATGCGGTCCGAATTTCCGCATAAGTTTAAGATCGCTGAACCAAAACCAAAGGCTAAGTCTGGCCCACAAGTGGCTTCTGCCAATCGTGGGGGAACTAGAGGAGGTAAGCAACAAGTCAAACTAACTCCCTCTCAAGTTGCAATTTCCAAAAAACTTGGTATAACTGAACAACAGTATGCGAAGCAACTGCTCCGTATGCAACAAACTTCGTGAGGAATCTATGATAGATAAAAGCCCACGCACTGCCCACACAAGGGCAAAATCCTCTAAGTCACAACCTTGGAGACCACCGTCAACACTGGACGCACCACCTCCCCCAGAAGGTTTTGTTCATCGCTGGATCCGTGAATCTGTCATGGGTTATGATGATAAAAAGAACCTATCTGCTCGGCTACGCGAAGGCTTTGAACTTGTTCGCGCTGATGAGTACCCTGATTTTGAAGCACCAACCATTCAAGATGGTAAACACGCAGGTGTTATTGGTGTGGGCGGTCTGGTACTTGCAAGATTCCCTGATGAGATGAGAGAACAGCGCAATGATTACTATCGTCAACGTACGAAAGATCAAATGACTGCTGTTGATAATGATCTTATGAGGGAGCAACATCCGTCAATGCCTATTGAAAATAATAGGCAGTCTCGTGTAACTTTTGGTCGTGGTAATAACGACTAAACAACTAAAGGATCTGAGCAATGGCTAATATAGATGCCGCATTTGGGCTACGCCCATATCAAATGCTCGGTGCAGGTGCTAACACCAATGGTGTGGTCTCCTACAAGATCCAGACTGCGGGAACAGCGGGTACTTCCAGTGTAATCTACGAAGGAACTCCCGTTATTCCCCTAGCAAATGGTCTGGTTGACGTTGTAGGATCGGCCGCTGGTGGCACAGTGCCTCTACTGGGTGCTTTTATTGGATGTCAGTATACTGACTTGAACGGCAACGTCACTTTTGGTAATAAGTGGCCCGGAACTGCCGCTGTCAAATCAGGAACTGCCGCAACCGCTTTAATTGCTTCACACCCTGATCAGTTATTCTTGATCAACTGTGATGCTGCGGCCGCGGATTCCTTAATCCACGCTAACGCTAACTTTGCAACTGCCGCCTCTGGTAATAATACTACTGGTAAGTCAAGTGCAGAGCTTGCTGTATCAACTGCTAACACAACCAACACGCTGAATTTGCGTATCATCGGTTTTGAGGATTCTCCTGATAACGATGACGCAACAGTCGCTGGTCGTTTGGCTATCGTCCAACTAAACAATCACTTCTATCGTTACGGTGCTAACGGTACTGGTGCTGGTGTATAAGGAGAATAGGAAATGGCTATAACTCGTTCCCAACTCCTCAAAGAACTGGAGCCAGGACTCAACGCTCTGTTCGGTATGGAGTACGACAGGTATGACAATGAGCATGCCGAAATCTTTGAGACGGAATCTTCAGATCGCGCATTTGAAGAGGAAGTAATGCTGTCTGGCTTTGGTCAAGCACCTGTTAAGGGTGAAGGCGCAAGTGTCGCATACGATACTGCAAACGAAGCATACACAGCCCGCTACACTCACGAAACCATTGCATTGGCGTTCGCGATTACTGAAGAAGCCGTAGAGGATAACCTTTACGACCGACTTAGCTCTCGCTACACTCGTGCTTTGGCTCGCAGTATGGCTAACACTAAGCAGGTCAAAGCCGCATCTGTTCTTAACAATGCCTTTGATAGCAACTTCCCTATTGGTGATGGCGTAGAGCTTTGCTCAACCGCTCACCCAACTGTGGGTGGTGGCAACCTGTCTAACACCCTTGCAACTCAAGCTGACCTCAATGAGACATCCCTCGAGCAATCATTGATTGACATCGCGGCATTTATCGATGAGCGTGGTTTGAAAATCGCTTTGCAAGGTCGTAAGTTGATTGTTCCACCAGCACTGCAATTTGTTGCAGAACGTCTGATGGCTTCTAACCTGCGTCCGGCTACAGCGGACAACGACATCAATGCTCTTAAGAGCATGGGTATGTTGCCAGATGGTTATGTGGTGAATCACTTCCTCACTGACCCAGACGGCTTCTTCATCAAGACTGATGCGCCAAACGGCTTCAAGCATTTTGTTCGTTCTCCAATCAAGACTTCTATGGAAGGTGATTTTGAGACTGGCAACGTGCGCTATAAGGCCCGTGAGCGTTACAGCTTTGGTGTATCTGACCCACGTTGTGTGTTCGGTTCGCAAGGCGCGTAACATTCGTTTCACGTGAAACGAAAAAAGCAGAGGGGGACACTTGTGTCCCCCTCTTTTTTTGCGTATAGTTTTCACAGAAGGGCATCACAATAGCTTTGCAGACAGGTCTATGCCCCCTGATGTTGCACTTTCTGTAAAGCGAATCCTTGTGCAAGAGGTGTTTCTTTATGGGTACTACCACTTTCTCTGGTCCTATCAAAGCTGGGACTATCAAAGATACTACTGGATCTACCGTTGGTACTAATGTTGCGAACGTCGGCTACGTTCTGATGGCGCAGTCTAAAGTTATCGACATTGCAGGTGCGACTAGTGCAAACCAAGTAGTTGCTACCATTCCTGCTAACTCTCAAATTGTAGACGCTATCCTTAACGTGACTACAGCTAATGATGATGGAACTGCATCTACCGTTGTTGTAGGTACTTCTGCTGATGCAGATGCGTTTATCCCGTCTACCAGTGTTCAGTCTGCTGGAACTACTCGTGGTACGTTGGACACAGAAGCAACTGATGTTGGAACTACAGACCTACAAGTATTAGCAGACTTCACTGCAACTGCTGGTGACGGAACTGCTGGTGTAGCAACAGTTACTATTCTGTATATCCAAAACAATAACCTTTCTTAATTAGGGGGTTGATATGGCTGGTTCTGATGTAAGAGCCAAACGCCTCACTGGAACGGGATCGGCTGGAGTCGGTCCTGCTCGAGTTCGCCAGATACAGGTTTTAACCAGTGGTGGTGGTGCAGGCAGGCTGACAATTACAGATGGTAATGGTGGGGCAACTGCGCTAGATATTGATTTTCTAGCTAGTGACTCTCACTCTGTGAATATTCCTGATGAAGGGATACGGTGCAGTGATATTTATATCAGTGCCGCTACCAATATTACGGCAATGACCGTCTTTTATAGCTAGGTAAAAACATGGCTAGAGAAGTATCGTCAATAAGTAGAGTAGGAACCTCAGAGCCATTTGAGCTACAAGTGGCTCGGGGTCAAATTTCCTACCATACTGTTTTGTTCAAATATGGATATAACCCAAACATTATCAATGTGGACGAGACTATATGGGATGCTGGCGGGATATACGCTTATCCTGCAAGTGCTTTGGCGATGACTGTCACTTCTGCTTCTGGTGCTACGGATGCTGGTGTAAAAGTGACTTTATCTGGTTTAGATGCCAATTATCTAGACCAAACGGAAGAAGTTACCTTAAATGGTAGTGGTACATTCACTACAACAAACACCTACCGAAGAGTGTTCAGGGCGTTTGTATCTGGTGCTACTTCACCTGCTGGAAATATCACTATAAGCAATGGTGGTACTACTTACGCCCAGATAACTTCTGGCGAAAATCAGACTTTAATGGCTGTGTATACCGTCCCTGCTGGTAAAACCCTGTATATAAACCAAGGCACAGCTACTCATGGAACTGACACTTCTGGTGCTTACATGACCATAAGGTTTGTGACTAGAGAATCAGGCGGTGTATTTAGAACTAGAACAAAGATAGATGTGACAGGTGGTGAAATACTGTTTCCTTTTACTTATCCCATAAGATTAGAAGAGAAAACAGATATCGAAGTCCGTGCTATTTGTAACAAAAACCAGATAAACGCAGTCTCAGCTACGTTTGAGGGTGTTTTAATCGATAATGGGAGCGCATTGTAATGGCAACCACTAAAGATGTTAAGAGAACTCCATCAGGTAGGCTTAATTATCGAGGTGAAACTTTTTCTGGATACAACAAACCAAAAAGAACACCGAACGGCCCTAAAAAGTCTGCTGTATTAGCTAAAAAAGGAAGCGAGGTAAAACTAGTTCGTTTTGGTGACCCAAATATGAGCATCAAAAAAGACCAGCCAGCACGTCGTAAATCTTTTAGAGCACGTCATAACTGTGCTACTGCAAAAGATAAGTTTTCAGCGAGATACTGGTCTTGTAAAGCGTGGTGAGCATACCTATGGCAAAAACGGTACATGATTTGGAACTTGAAATAACAGAGTTGCGGACTAATCAAGCGCATATTAGAAGCACTGTTGACTCTTTGCATTTTGACATGAAAGAAGTCAAAAAAGCTGTTTTTCAAGCAAAATGGATTTTAGTAGGAGCTATTGTTTTTGGTGGTGTTATCAATAGTGACGTTATTTTGCGGATTTTGATGAGTATGGGTGGGTAATGCCGATTACTAGAGGCCAAGAAACGGAGCAGGTGACTAATATGAGTTTGTATGAAAATATAAACAAGCGCAAAAGAGCAGGTACTTCTCGATCAAAGAAAAATTCTACCATTTCTCCGGAAGCCTACGCGAATATGCAAGCTGGTTTCCCAAAAAGAAAAAAGGCTGAAGATGGTGGTATGATGTGTTCACCTCGAAAAAGAGAGGCGATGATGTCTTGTGGTGGTAGTGCTCACAGGACTAAAAAGTCTAGAGGTGGTCGTTCCGGCCCTTGTAGCTGAGGAATAACAGATGACTGTTTCTGGTTCCAAAGATTTTGAGCTTGATGTAGCTGAGTACATTGAGGAAGCGTTTGAGCGTTGTGGGTTAGAGCCTAAAACTGGTTATGATCTAAAATCTGCTCGTCGTAGCCTGAATTTAATGCTGGCTGATTGGGCTAATAGGGGGTTAAATCGTTGGACAATAGAGCAGTCAACTGTTTCTTTAGTTCAAGGTACTGCCTCGTATAGCTTGGGTGCAGACACAATTGACATTTTGTCAGCGGTAATAAGAACTAACGCAGGTGCTAGTAATCAACAAGATATTATTATTTCTAGAGTTAGTCGCCAAGAGTTTCTAAATATACCTAGTAAATTAACACAAGCTAGACCTACAGAATTTTATGTTGACCGCACTATTAACCCAACAGTTGAAGTGTGGCCTACTCCAGACCAAGCATATACGCTGGTTTATGACAGATTGGTAAGAATGGATGATGCGGATACAGCACAGAATACTTTGGAAATGCCTTTCCGTTTTTATCCTTGTTTGGCCGCTGGCTTGGCTTACTATATTAGTTTGAAAAGAGCACCAGATAGAACTCAAATGCTCAAAGCTATTTATGAAGAGGAGTTTGAAAGGGCGGCATCTGAAGACAGAGATAGAGCTAACTTAAAATTAACGCCAAATCAAAATTTTTATAGGGTTGTGTAATGTCATACGCAATAGGGGTACAGTCAAATGCTATTTGCGACCGTTGTGGTCAGCAATACCCTTATTTGTCTATGCAAGTTGAATGGACTGGTTTTAAGGTTTGCCAAGAGTGCTACGAGCCAAAGCACCCTCAATTAGAACCTATAACTGTACCAGCTGACCCACAAGCTCTATACAATCCAAGACCAGACAGGGTAGAGCCATACAATGTTTATGTCGGCATCCCTGTTGTTGAAAACGAATCCCTAGGTCCTGTGACGGGTGTAGGATGCGTTGGTAGCGTGACTGTTCAAGTTCAAGTAGCCACTAGTGTGACTGTCGAGCCTACAGGAGTTTCAGGAACTACGAGTGTAGGAACGGTTAGTGTAGTTCCGATTGAAGCAACGTATTCAATCACAGTATCCAATCCGGGAGGGGGCAACGTTTATTATCAAGACGGAGCGCAACCGGGATTTTTGGGACGAGATGTAACAGAAGGTTTGATATATCGATATGATCAATCGGATAGCTCAAATTCAGGCCATCCTTTGCGTTTTTCCACAACGCCCGATGGCACACATGGCGGTGGAGTAGAATACACGACAGGTGTTACCTACAATGGGACTCCGGGATCAGCGGGTGCTTACACGCAAATTGATGTAGCAATAGGTGCTCCAACGCTATATACATATTGTTCTGTGCATAGTGGAATGGGTTATAAAGTCAATACGGTTTCAGCATGAGCTTTACATACGATCAACTTAAAACGGCAATACAAGACTACACTCAGAACTCTGAGACTAGTTTTGTAAATAATCTACCTTTGTTTATCCGTGCGGCAGAAGAGCGTATTCTCAAAAATGTACAGCTTACATTTTTCCGTAAAAATGCTACTGCGAACACAACCGCAAATGATAAATATTTAGTTTGTCCAAGCGATTTTTTAGCTCCGTTTTCCCTTTCTTACACAAATTCGGATGGGGATGTAGTCTTTTTAGACTATAAAGACGTGAACTATGTACAGGAATACAACCCTGATGCAACGGTTACAGGAAATCCAAAATATTACGCGCTCTTTGATACAGGGTATTTCATACTTGGCCCTACTCCTAATGCTAATCTTGCTGTTGAGCTTCATTACTTTTATCGTCCTGTTAGTCTCACTGCTGGATCTGACAGTGGTACGACTTGGCTCAGTGAAAATGCTGAAATCGCTATGTTGTATGGTAGTTTGATTGAAGCCTACACTTATATGAAAGGTGAACAAGATTTGATGCAGAACTACAACCAAAGGTTTATGGAAGCGGTGGTAACGTTGAAGAACTTCGGAGAAGCCAAAGAAATTACAGACGCATATAGAACAGGATTAGTTAGGAGACCCGCAGTATCATGATGAATGGCGTACAAGCACAAGCTACATCAGAAACTCCTGACGTGAAGGTATATACAACTTCTAACAGGGGTTTTACCCCTGAAGAACTTACTGAAAGAGCTTTAGACAAGTTAATTGAAGTTAGTGATACAGCGGATGAAATGGTTAAGGCGCAAGCGTTGGTTTATAAGGAGCGGATCAGACAACTGATCTTATTCTACATGAAGGAGGCTATCAGATCGGACAGAACTACTTTGTCTGCCATGTTAGTCAAACAGGGTCATAGCGATATGGCTCGTATTATTAGCAAACTGTGAGGGTCAGATAATGGCGATAACTCAAGCAATGTGTACAAGTTTCAAAGTAGAACTCCTTAATGGTATTCACGCTTTTGGAACTACTGTGGTTCGTGCAGGTACAACTGCCGATACTTTTAATATTGCGCTGTATACCAGTTCAGCTAGTTTGGATGCGACTACTACTGCGTATTCAGCTACCAACGAAGTATCTGGAACAGGCTACACAGCAAAAGGTAACTCCTTAACAACAGTAGCACCTACCAGTTCTGGTACTACTGCTTTTTTGGACTTTAATGACACTACTTGGTCAACCGCTACGATCACTGCAAGAGGTGCGTTAATTTTTAACGATACTCAATCTGGTGATCCTTCTGTTGCTGTCTTGGATTTTGGTAGTGATAAAACTTCAACAGCAGGTGACTTTACTATTGTTTTCCCAACAGCTGACTCTAGCAACGCCATCATTAGGATTGCATAATAGTCAATGACTGATGTAACCGTTAGCTTCCAAGGATGGGGTAGAGACGGATGGGGCAATCAGGCTTACGGAGAGGGTAGTTCTTCTCTAGAGGCGACTACGTCCCTAGGTTCTATAACTGTTCAGGCTAACGCTGATGTTTCTGTTACTGGTTTTGGTTTAACTTCCTCTTTAGGAACTACAACCACAATAGCACCAGCAAATATCAGTCCTACAGGTGTTGCTGGAACAACAAGTTTAGGAAGCCCAACTGTTACAGGCGTAGCTACTGTTTCTGTGACAGGTGTTGCTGGAACATCGGCATTGGGTGAAGAATCTGTTGGTGGTGATACGATAGTTAGTGTCTCTGGTGTTTCTGCTACAGGCGTAGCTAATTACGCTGTATGGAACGAGACTGTTCGTTTCGATGGATGGGGTCGAGGTTTTTGGGGTCAGCGTTCTTGGGGTACTTCTTTAGGACTCCAAGCCTCTGGACAGATAGGCTCAGTAACTGTCCAAGAGGCAGTAAGCATATTCCCCACTGGGCTTGAGGCTACCACTGCTCTTGGTAATGTGGCTGCTAATTCTGACGGTGTTGTCGAAGTCCTTGGAAACGCGGCTACAGGAGAGCTTGGAAGTCCGACAATAACAGGTGACGCTATTGTTGCGGCTACAGGTGTATCTGGAACTACTGGGCTAGGCACAGCCAGTGTCGCTGAAGGTGTAGGCGTCTATCCGACAGGCGTCTCAGCTACTGGTGCTGTCGGTGATGTAATCATTGCAGAAGCCTATGTCTACCCAACTGGTGTAGTAGGAACTACTGGGTTAGGAACAGCTTCAGTAGAAGCTGGTGCTACCGTAAATGTTACTGGGGTATCAGGAACCACCGCATTAGGTACTGCTACTGTTGAAGCAGGTGCGAATGTTTTCCCCACAGGGGTGCAAGCCACAACTGCTCTTGGGTCTACAACACAAATAGGCACAGCAAAGGTTTATCCCATAGGAGTGGCTGCGACAGGCATCATAGGAGATGTTGTAGTTTGGAGTAAGATTATACCTAGTCAATCTACTGTCTGGAATGAAACCACACCTAGCCAATCTACTGTCTGGAAGGAGATCGCCGCGTGAGAAAATTGAATGAAGCTATAAAGGTTGATGATTCAACCATAGTATGTAAACACGAAATTGAGGTGTACTGTCTTAACTGCGGTTACGATTTAGATGAGAGCGAGCTAGAAGCAGACACTTGCTCAGATTGTGGACAAACCTTAAACTTGAAGCAAAGTATGAAGATATACGCTACGAGCGTTCCTTCAGCTTCTGGCGAGGCGTCCCTCTAATTTAACGGAGAACTCAAATGGCTACTTACGTCAATAATTTACGCCTCAAAGAAATCGCGACAGGTGATGAAAGCGGCACTTGGGGTACGAGTACAAACACCAACCTTGAGCTGATCGGTGAAGCTCTGGGTTACAACACGCAGGATGGGTTTGCTACTGACGCTGACGCTACCACTACGGTAGCAGACGGCGCAACTGATCCAGCCCGTGCGTTGTATTTTAAGGTCACATCTAGTGCAACCCTAACGGCGACTAGAACACTGACTATCGGGCCAAACACGGTTTCTCGTGTTATGTATATCGAGAATGCCACTACAGGCGGTCAGTCTATAAACATTTCACAAGGCTCCGGTGCTAACGTCACTATTGCTACAGGTAAAACTAAAGTTGTCTACCTCGACGGCGCGGGTGCAACGGCGGCAGTTGTCGATGCTAATGCTAATGTTCCGGTTAACACCGTAGATTTAACTTCAGATGTCACAGGCACACTTCCTATTGCCAACGGCGGTACAGGGTCTACCTCAACTACTTATGTCGATTTAACAACTAACGTAACAGGCACTTTGCCTGTCGCTAACGGTGGTACTGGCATAACCTCTCTTGGTTCGGGTGTTGCTACTTTCTTAGGCACACCGTCTTCAGCCAATTTAGCTTCTGCGGTCACAGATGAGACAGGTTCTGGTGCATTAGTATTTGGCACTAGTCCAAGTCTAACTACTCCCGATATTGGTACTCCAAGTGCAGGTAATTTGAGTAACTGTACTGCTGATGGAACCAATGATGTCGGCACGAGTAATGTGGCTCCTGTTGGAACTAAGACAGGCTCTTATACCTTAGCTACAGGTGATGTAGGTAAATACGTTCAGGTAGGTTCTGGCGGTAGCATTACTATACCAGATGCGACTTTCTCAGAAGGCGACGCGGTTAGTATTTTTAATAATACCTCTGGAAGCATAACGATAACGTGTTCAATCACTACGGCTTACATCGCGGGCGTTGACAGCGACAAGGCTTCTATGACCTTATTGACTAGAGGCGTTGCTACCATATTATTTATTAGCGGTACTGTTTGCGTCGTATCTGGTTCGGTATCTTAATAGGAAGTAAGCTATGTCTGGTATAATGCTAATGTTAGTCGGCGGTAAGGGCGGGGAAGCACCCGTCAACACTGTTGCCCCCGCTTTAAGTGACTCGACCCCCGTCTATAATCAAACTATTAGCACCACTACTGGTACATGGACTAGTATTACTACCCCTACCTACGCTTACCAGTGGCAGAGAAACGGTTCTAATATAAGCGGAGCTACATCTAGTAGTTATACCATTACTTCTACTGACGTTGGGGCTACTGTACGTTGTGTCGTAACCGCTACTAATCCCTTTGGTAGTACGGCGGCTAACAGCAATACATCTTCTACTGTAGCTGCTATTGTCCCAAACGCCCCAACCATAGGTACAGCGACGGCGGGGCAAGAACAAGCAACTGTTGCGTTTACAAATCTGTCTTTCCCAACACAGACTGGTGGCGCAACTATTATAAATTACCAAGCCGTTTCAACTCCGGGAAGTATTACAGCAACGGCGGCTGGTACTCCGATAACTGTAACTGGGTTGACTGGCGGCACCTCTTACACTTTCCAAGTTCGGGCGCAAAACAGCGCAGGATACGGCTCGTATAGTAGCTCTTCTAATTCTGTGACACCCACTGCGTTACCTATCGGGTTATTTATGGGGGGAGCAGATGACGGAGCCTCAAATAGATATGCCACTATTAGCAAAATAACAATAAGCAGTACAGGTAATGCTACTGATTACGGAGATATTACACACTCCATAAGTGACATAACTTCTGCCGCATCAACTACGCGGGGGTTGGCCGCAGGGGGAACTGGGTCGGGGTTTACTTACGCTAATTTCATAGACTACGGAAGCATAACTTCTTCAGGAAACTGGTCGGATTTTGGCGACTTAACCATAGGAAGATTCCAATTAGGTGGAGGGAACAACTCCACTAGGGCTTGTTTCCTCGGCGGAGTAGACTATTACTCAACCAACCGTATTGATTATGTAACTATTGCATCTACAGGAAATGCCACTGATTTTGGTGATTTGCTAGATCACGGTTACAGCTACGGTAGAAGATATGGAGAGTGTATATCCAGTCCAACGCATATTCATTACATGGGCGGGGAGTCTGGTTATGACGGCCAAGGTTTCCAAGACTTTCAAAGAATAACTACCGCCACCACAGGAAACTCCTCAAACTACGGTAATTGCGCCCCAAATTTTGCCGGATATAACTGTGGAGGGTCTAGTTCTACTAGGGGGGTTTATCAGCCCGGTAGTACAAACGGCCTTAATTTCACAAATGGTATATATTACAACACCTTTTCTACGTCTGGTTACACCGGAGATTTTGGGGATTTGCTCACAAACACCTCGGGTATGGCCGCTTGTAGCTCCACAACTAGGGTGACATTTGCGGGCGGTCGTATATATACAGGTAGTTATGATGACCAAAATGTAATCCAGTATCTCACTATATCCACAACAGGAAACACAAGCGACTTTGGTGATTTGGTTGGTAATAGATATTATTTAGGCGGGTGTTCAAATGATGGCGGTGGAGTCCAATAAATTATGAAGAATAAAACGGTTTCTAACTTAGGAAACAACAGAAAAGATTCTTATAGTTTGGTTACTAGAGAGAGTATATCTCCGTGCCTACCGCAAGATAAGCCTGAATATAAACAAATGGTTGCAAACATTGCAAAGAACCTTCCTGCGATCAGAGACGCTTCTAGTAATTTTCACAAATCTCATTCTCAATTTATGGCAGTCACAGTTGATGTAACTGCATTAACTCCGATTAGAGCAATGAAATTTACGTTAGCTGAAATTGAAAACACAAAAGTAGCTTTAACAGAAGCCTACTTTAATTCTAAAAAAGCTAAAATAAAACTTGAGCGTTGGGAAAGTAAACTGCAAGAAACAGGGGACTTGTTTGAAAGGCAGACGATTGAACTAAAAATAGAAAGAATGCAAGTTGCTATGGAGCATTCTAAAGAGTTAGTGGGGGGAGCGGTCAGAAAAATTAACTCGTTTATAAACCAATACAACAATCTTTTGGCCCACGTAAAAAAAGAAGGGATTACAGAAGAAGAATACGAAAAAGAAGAAGTAAAGTACCACATTATGACGGCTTTAAAACAGGCACTTATATCTGCAAGAGCGTCTGGGGGTAGGATAGATGAGGGTAATCATATTTATCTTTTTGAGCTTGGTATAAATGGAGCACAGGCGCAATTAGAGTTAGACGCTTATCTTCATACAGAAATGGAACTTTTAAAGGAAGGTAAAGCACCTACACATGAAATGACTCTCCAATGGATGGAGGCTTTGGCAGAAAAGTGGGCGGACAATCCTAGAATTTTTGCAGAAAGAAGAGGGTTTTCTTTGTTAGATGAACAAAGCTTAGTTAACTACGTTCCAGACGAAATACTTAAAGAGGTTAGCTAATGCACATAGTCGTCGGTACTCCTATGTATGGAGGGGTGTGTTGCTCAGAATACACGGAATCTATACTTAATTTTCAAGAAGCGTGTTTGGTTAATAGGATAAAATTAACGAATGTCTTTGTTGGAAACGAGAGCCTAGTGCAAAGAGCCAGAAACAAAATTGCAAAAATATTTTTGGACACAGATGCAGACTATCTTATGTTTATAGATGCAGACCAAAAATTTAATCCGAACGATATTGCTAAAATGATTAAAACTGGTAAAGACCTCATAGGCGGGGCTGTACCAATGAAAGGAATCAATTGGTCCGACATAAAAGAAGGAGCAATTCGTAATCATCCAGACCTTAGTAAACTAACAGGCATATTTAATGTTAATGAGCTAGAAGGTCATTCTATGCAAGACCCAAATACGCCGTTTCAAGTTAAACATATCGGCACTGGTTTTATGCTCATAAAAAGAGCCGTTTTTGAAAAGTTAAAACCTCATGTTGGTTGGTATGTAGAACGGCAGTGGTCAGGGACTGTTGCAAAGCCAGATAAAACATATGATTTTTTTAAAGTAATAAATGTAGATAATCAACTATTATCTGAAGACTATAGTTTCTGTCATTCGTATAGAGAGTTGGGTGGAGAAGTTTGGCTCGCTCCGTGGTGTCAACTAGGGCATATGGGGGCATATTTATTCACAGGACAATACGCTTACCAGCACGAGGTGCAAAATGCCACATCAAGTAATAAAGTACACTTTGAACGCAGATGGAACACAGCCTGAGTTTTTATACACGGGAGAGAATCAGGTTATAGGAACCTGTGCCGTTCCTTCAGGTGACCCTTCACCACAAAATTTTTATTATGTAGGTATCTCCAAAGACGGTGCCAGCGGTGATTTTTCTGTTTTTGCTACAAAAGTTGATTTGCAGAATTACTTACAAACTAATGGAGAAGATTGGGGTGAATGGGAAGAGGCTCCTACTGAAACAATACCAAATTCTGGCGTGTGGGTGCCTTTTGACCCTACGGCAACCGCAAATGAAATATGGGCTAAAATGGAAGCCTTAAACGCGACGTAGTTAGGTTAATTAAATGGACCCCATCACAGTCACAGCTTTGCTTGGTTCTGCTGCTGATCAAGTATGGGCAAATTTGACCTTTCTTAATGGTTAACGTTGTTTAGGAGATATTTGTGCCTCTTACTAAGCTATCTTTTAGACCTGGGATCAATAGGGACAACACTTCATATAGTAATGAAGGTGGTTGGTTTGACTCTGATAAAACAAGATTTCATTTGGGGTTCCCGCAAAAAATCGGCGGGTGGGTAAAAAAATCTGTTTATAGCTTTTTAGGCGCGTGTCGTTCTATTCATAGCTGGGTTAATCTTTCTGGTACGCTATTGACTGGCGTAGGTACGCGCTCTAAATTCTACATAGATCAAGGTGGTTATTTTTGGGACATTACACCGCTCAGAACTACACCAACAGGTTCTATCACTTTTTCCGCAACTAACGGTTCTTCTACAATAACTGTTACTCATGTAAGTCATGGTTGTGCAGAAGGCGATTTTATTACTTTTTCAAGTGCTGTGAGTCTAGGTGGTAATATTACTGCGGGGGTATTGAATCAAGAATACGAGGTCACAAACATAACTGGGAATACCTACGATATTGTTGCTAGAACTGCGGGGACAAGTATTGCAGATATTACTGTAGACGGCCAGTTATCACCTACAGAAGTAAACGCAAATGCCTCAGACACAGGTAATGGAGGGGCGTCTGTTTCCGCTCAATACCAGATAAATGTCGGTCTTGGTGTTGTGGTTGCTGGTACAGGATGGGGAGCAGGAACATGGGGTACTTCAGCTTGGGGAGAGCCTGTTCCGTTCACCGCTGTCAACCAGTTGCGGATTTGGAGGCAGGATAATTATGGGGAAGATTTGTTGTTCTGTGTGCGAGACGGAGGTATCTATTATTGGGATACCAATACAGACGTTTTAGGCACAAATAGAGCGACAGCTTTGTCCGATGTTGCTGGGGCAGATGCAACCACTCCGACAATAGCAAAACAAATATTAGTTAGTGACAGAGACAGACACGTCATTGTATTTGGGTGTGACGCAGAAGATAATATAGGCACACAAGACCCTTTGTTGGTGCGGTTTAGCTCACAGGAAAACCTTACCGAGTGGCAGTCTACTGCAACAAACACCGCAGGTAGTCTAAGGCTTGGTTCTGGTTCTGAAATACTCACAGCCATAGAAACGAGACAACAGATCCTTATTTTTACAGACACCTCTGTCCATGCTATGCAGTATCTTGGACCTCCCTTCACGTTCGGCATAAACCAGTTAACTGAAAATTCTACGTTGGTCGGCCCTATGGCGGCGGTTGCAGTAGATGATAATGTGTTCTGGATGGGAGAAGGAGACTTCTATGTGTATACCGGACAAGTCCAAAAGTTACCCTGCACTGTAAGGTCTTACATTTTCAATGACTTTAACTTTAATTCTGCAGAAATTGTGGCTGCTTGTGTTAACAGCTCTTTTTCTGAGGTCTGGTGGTTTTACCCCTCTTCAACTTCAGCGGAGTGTGATAGGTATGTTATTTATAACTATGCAGAGCAAACGTGGAGTATAGGCACGTTAGCCAGAACTGCTTGGCAAGATAAAGGAATAAACCAGTTTCCTATTGCCGCAGGTACAGACGGTTACCTGTATTTACATGAGAATGGTTTGGATGACGGTAGCCAAAACCCTGCTGTGGCAATCACCAGTTATATTGAAAGTAGTCAGTTGAGTATTGAGGCGGGTAACGATTTTGTTTTCTTGAGTAGGCTCATACCAGATCTTACGTTTTCAGCCTCTACTGTGAGTAACCCTTCTGCGGTATTTACTTTAGAAGCAAGGAATTTTCCTGGAGGACAGTATTTACAAGAGGATGATTCTACTGTGACTCAAACAGCTACTACTCCTGTTGAGCAATTTACAGAACAAACGTTTGTGCGTTTAAGAGGCAGATCGTTTGCTGTGAAAGTAGAATCAAATACTGTAGGGACGCAATGGCGGTTAGGAACACCTCGAGTTGACCTCCGTCCAGATGGGAGTAGATAATGTCTTCCCGTAGTTTAACAAGACCGTTCTTTCCCAATGCGCCTAAGCAATACAACCAACAGCATCAAGCAGATATACAGCGTTCGTTCGAGTTATTTATACGACAGGTTCAAAATCCTGGAGATGCAAGGTATACAAAACTCACACTGACAGATTTGCAGACTCATGATTCAGGACTAGCTCCTGGAGACGTGTTCGAACAAGAAGGCTTTTTGAAAATCACAAAAGCCAACACTCCCCATCCTAATGGGGTTTCTGGCACAATGGCGTTAGGGACAGTGACTGTAAGCACACCTTGATTTGTGGTATAAGTTGCTGAGGTAGAAAGTCTAGCGTATTATTGAGCCAAGCGTCAATACAGGATTTAACGCACCCTGCATATTTGAGTTTAAGACAGAGGAAACGAGGATATGCAAGGTCTCGCAGGTTTAGGATACGAAATCGTAGATCAGCCTATGTTGGATACCCAACATGGTCTGCCACAAATGCGCGAAACGGCTGAGATGTTAGCCGATTTTGGTAGGTACGGTGATACCTACATTGTCCATGCGGCTGAAGGCGAAACCGTCGTGCCGATGGAAGTCTTAGATTCCAACCCACGCCTGAAAAATATGCTATTTGCCCAGATGCAAGAAATGGGCATTGAGCCAGAGCGTTATATCGTTGGAAATGAACTGAATTCAATAAACCCCACCACTGGTCAGCCAGAATTCTTTTTGAAGAAGTTATTCAAAGGAATCAAGAAGGCTGTTAAAAAGGTTGGTGGGGTACTCAAAAAGATTGCTCCTATTGTACTGCCTATCGTGGCTCCTTTCTTGCTACCTGCTATGCCGATTGCTTTTGCAAGTGGTTTAGGCAGTTTGGCAGGAGGGTTAGTATCGGGGCAAAACTTCAAAGATTCGTTAAAAGGTGCTTTGATTACAGGTGGTCTAGCTGGTTTGGGCAACATGGCCTTCCGTGGTGGTGAATTCTTTGGTAGTAAAGCGGCCGCATCTGGTCAACTTGGCGATGTAGGTTTCAGAGAGGCATTCTCTTTGGATAATCCATTCACAGCCGCTACACCAGACGCAGTAACTACAGCACAGCAAGCGGTAGCAGACAGAGCCGCGCAAGCGGCTAGTGCAGTAGCTTATCCGGCTGGAACAGCAGAAAGTATCACAAGAGCTCCACTACCTCCTGTGGAAAGTCCTCAGTTCACTTTCCAAGACTTAGCTCAACAGCAGACAGGTTTGCCACAAGGTCAATTTAGTCCTGTGAATGTACAGCCTCCTGCTGTAAGCCCACTGACAGCCCCTCGCCCAACACTAGGCCAAGCACTCAAGCAGGTAGCTACTCCTGGAGATCAATACGGTATAGGGGATTTTTACAGTGATTATCTCAGCCCTAGCCGTGCAAGCATTCAACCAGATGTCGCGGCTGCTAGTGCGCAAGGAGCACAAGATGCGGCAAGCACGATAGCCTCTCGTAATGCGGCTTTGGCGGCACAGGGTCTACCTGAACTTTCAACTGCCGCTCAACAAACAATCACACAAAACGCTATAGATGCCGCAATTAAATCTTCTGCACCTAATATCCTTGCCAAATATGGTCCTCTTGCCGCTACCGCTGTCGGTGCTGGTATGGCAAGTGATGCACTGTTAGGTACAAATATATTCAAGGAGCCTGATATCGAACCTCCTGGACTTGTCTCGCGTGAAACAGGCTTTGATTACTTAGAAAGAGAACCAGAAAGGTACGGTTTTGATCCAGCCAAGTTCTTTGGTAGAAATCCTTACTATCAAGGTTTGATTGAACCACAACAGTCTGCACAGCGTGTGTATGACTTTGCGACTAGTCCTACTTACACGGCTGCTAACTTTGTTAATCCTTATCTTGCTCCTGCTAGTCAGGCAGTTATGGGACTACCAGCTATTACTCGTGCCGCAGAAGGTGGTGAGATAGTTGGTCCAGGAACTGGTAAAAGTGATTCTATACCAGCTTTATTAAGTGACGGTGAATTTGTGCTAACCGAACAAGCAGTACGAGGTGCTGGCGGTGGCGATCGTAGAAGAGGTGCAAGAAATCTGTACTCTTTTATGCGTAATCTAGAAGGAAGGGCTTAATGGCTACAGAATATACAGAAGTTATATCGAGGGAAGCCCCTCAGATAGAAGCATACAAGTTAGGTCTGATGGATCTAGCTAAACAGTTGACTTCTATAGAGCCAGAAGGTGGTCTTCCTGCATACCAAGTCTCTGGTATGTCTCCTGCTCAACTGCAAGCACAGCAATTAGGAACTTCTGGTGTTGGTGCGTTTGCTCCTTTACTTGGTCAAGCTGGTCAAACAATGGCTGGTGGTTTGGGTACACTTGGTCGTGCTGGCAATGTTTAC